CTGCGTTTAAGTGCACTGCAGGAAATTGTTCTACTTCATCCCAAAATTTAAGACGAGGTTCTACATTATCATAGAGATTAGTTAAATAATCGCCTAAGCCATTGATTAATTTAAACTTTTCTGCTAGTGCTGATACTATTGCAGTTCTTCTACTTGTATATAGTCTTTCGTCTGCCATTATACTCTCCGAGTAAAGAATCTACCAACTGCATACTGTGCTGCAATTTCTCTCATGGATTTATCAATAAGTTTTCGTGGGTCTCTATCTACACTACCTTGAGCAAACCCTGGTTCAAATGTTTGATATCGATCTTTATCATAAGTGTACCCAATACTTGGAAAACCTTTTGGAGTTTTTACAACATCCGTTACTCTCACACTAGAGGCAAACCTGCCTGTGCGATAATTAAGAGCAGGACTCCTCATATTTTTAGCAACTACTCTTGGTAAATCTCTATTTATTAATACCATTAACTGTAGTGGCATAGATGCTGGAGAAGATCTAGAATAAATTCTTGTTGTCGGGGTTTTCTTTTTTGATTTTTTAGGTCTTGAACGTCTAGGTTTAGAAGTAGTAGATACTTTTACTTTATTTCTATAAGAGGCTTTTGTTTTTCTTTGCACTCTTGAGTTTTTAGCTTTAGAAAGTTCGGAAACTACTAAATGCTCTACCATGTTAGTAGCATTTTCACGTATAGATTTGGAACCTTTTTGGTCAGCTAGACCTGCCTCTACTAAGTAATTTTCTATAGACTTTTCAAAAATTGGTCGTATATTTTTCCAGTCAAACGACTCTCCTCCAGCAGGATTATTAGACATTGAGTCAACTACCATTTCTACATATAAGTTTTCTAGAAGAGATACTTTTGCAGCGGATTTTTTAGTTCCTAAAGACTTCCAAACTAGTTGTACTTCTTTATAGTACTGCATTAAGTCTTTTGCAGATTCACTAGAGGCAAATCCTGCAAAATCTCTTGTACGCTCTAAAAATTGCATAGATGCAGATAACTGTGCCGCACCTACGGTAGTAGTACCTTTATGAAGTTTATGTACTCTGGTTTTAACTATCCCTAACTCTGATGTAGACGCAGTTCTATCTTCCTTAGTTTTTCCCAGCAGCTTTCGTTTTCCTTCTTTTACTCTAATTTTTTGTAACTCTTGTACTGCTGTATTTTTAGCTAACGTATAAGGTCTTACCACATCTCGTCGCGCTATGTAAGTTACAGAAACACCAGGAATATAGATTTCTACTTCATGAGGAGTAGTTTTATCATTTGAGGCCCAATCATAAATAGTTTTAATTGCAGGTGCGCCAATTTTACTTGTAAAATCTTTATCATCAATTGGAAAATACTCATCTCCAAGTCTTTCTTGAAGAGCTTGGTATCCTTCTTTAATTCCTTGCCCTATTCCTTCTGCAGTAAAAGTAACTCGTGTATACTGTCCAGCTACTTGCTTACGCACTTCCGAGCCTACAAACTTCTCTATTTTTTTAAGTAATTTTTTAGTATCAGCCTTAGCCATTAAAAATTCTTATATAAGTCAAGTACTCGTTTAATGTGGTCGGGAAATGCCACACTACTATCTTGACTGCTTGTTCCAGGATTTTGCATAGATGCGCCGGCTAAAGTCTTTCTCTCTTTATACTCATCTTTAAGATAATATGTTACAAGATCAATAATTGCAAGCTTTAGATCTTTTGGAGTATCCTCATATCCTGCATTATAAGTTACTCGAACAGCGCCAGGACCTTTACGCCAAGATCTATACCCTGTTCCCGTAGTTCTATAAATTGTATCGAGAGTTGTATCTACAAAATAATCATTGTCTGCTTCACTTAGTAAAATATAGCTAGATGAGTAGCTTACTCGCTCTTCTACTGAAGATACGGATACTAACGGAGACTCTGTTAACTGAATTACATTAGTATCCCAGTTTATATTTAAAACTTCTACTTTTGAAGTATTATAGTAATCTACAATACTGTTTCCACAATAAGTTTTTACTAATTGACTCACAGACTCAATTAAATAATCAATACGATAGTCATCACGGTTAACTGTTAAGTTTTCCGCATCTTTATATTCCTGTAATGTTATTAAATTCGCCATAGTAATTCAATTAGTAAAAACTTGGGGGAGCGAACTCCCCCAGTTATAAAGATTAAGCTGTTGCTACAACTTTAACCGCTGAACGGTTACCAGCTGCGTCAGCTACGAGTTCATTGAAGCCAAGAGACTGGCTAGCAACGATTACACGACGCTGATTACCAACTTCGTAATCCTGCTCTACAGTTACACCGCGAAGACGTGGGATAACATAGTTACGGAGTGCTACAGCGTAAGCTACAGATGCACCAGCTACTTCAGCTTCGAAGTTATCAGAGATGATTACAGGTGAACCGTAAACCGCACCGATAGTACCAGTTACTTTAGTAGCGATATCTGAACCTACGTCAGTGATATCAGCAAACTCAGGATCAGCAAGCAGATCGTAGTAACGCTTCTGAGAAACAATGTAAGCTACGTCTGAAGGCATAATGCCGTATTTGCCCATATCTTTACGAGCTTGTAACAACATAGCAGCTGTCAAAGTTGCTGAGTTGCCCGCTGCAAGAGTAGCACCGTCAAGGTCAAGAGCACCACCGCTAGAAGCAGTAGCGAAGCCTTCGATACCAGAGAAAGTACCATTACCATTCAGAATAGCTGAGTCTACAGCGCGAGCGTGTGCACGAGCTACTGAATCAACAAGCATAGGCATTAAGTTGATAAGTACTTCTTCATCAACGTGGTTGTCCATGAAAGTCTGAGAGATCAAACGGTATGCTTGCAATACAACCTGGCTAGCCTGGTAAGTATTTGCAGAAACCTGTGTACGGTTTTCCAAGTTGCCAGCAGTAGCTGCACCAGTCTGCCAAGAAGCAGTGTTGGTATCAGTTTGAATTGGCAATACTTGAGAAGCTGAATTGATTTGAACTTCACGGAACAATTGAGCAGTACGCAAGTTTAATACAATTTCTTTCTCGATTTGACGAGAAACTTCAGTTGCAATGTTAGGATCAGTTGAATCATAAGCCATACCAGCTTTTTCAAATACTGAACGACCGAAGTTAGTACCAGAGATACCCTTACCAGTCATAACACCTAACAAGTGAGCGTGCATGAAGTCTTTACCCCACTTGCTCAAATCGCCGTCACGTGACTCACGATCACCGAATACACGCTTAGATTCACGAATCTTAGCGAGTTCGTCGTTCTTCTCTTCGAGTTGAACTGCAAAACCTTTGATGACTTCATCAATTTTTGCATCTTTCTCGTTAAGTTTTGCTTCAAGGTCTGCCATCAAACGCTCTGCGCCTGACTCAACACCTAGTTTAATAGCTGACTTAACTTCTTCTTCTTGAGCAGCTTTTACTTCTGCTTCTGCAGCAGCTTTAGCAGTTTGCTCTTCTACAGCTTTTTGAGCTGCGGCTTTTTCTTCGGCTTGCTTCATTGCAATCTTAGCAGCAGTTTCTTCTGCTACCTTCTTAGCAAATGCTTCCAAGTCGATTTCTGGAGTATTAACTTCAGACATTTTGATCTCCTTTTGAGCGAGTTCCGCTCCGTCTGGTGAGTCACTAGCTACGCTTGATGCTTTGACATCTTCTTTAGCCAGGAACTGACCGGCTAGATCTTCACGATTGGTTGATTTAAAAGTTTTCTTGAATTCTTCATACTCTGCCATAGAGTCAAAAGATTTCGAGAGTGAGAAAGTAGCTGCCTGATTGCAAGGAACGGATACAACCGATACTTCAAACAACTCAGCATCCTTAATTTTTAGTCCGTCGGTTTCCTGAATGTAATCAGCATCCTTGACTCGGAAACCAACAGAAAATGCTCCAAGGATACCTTCTTTAACAAGTTGTGCTACGTGATCAGGTGCTGATTTTGAGATTTTTGCTTTAAGCTCTAATCCGTTTTCAGTTACCTTTAACCCCGTTGCGCGTCCAATTGGTTTATCATAGTTATGATTAAACAAAATAATTGGGTTCTTTTCAAAATTTGCTAGTCCACCTTTAGTCCAGGCTTCTGCTGAGATAACATCGTTTGCGCGATCCTTATCTGCAGTACTTGCCATACCGCAGATATGTACGCTACCGTCGTCATCTTCACTAAGAGCTTTAAAGGTAGATGTCAAATTAAAAATCTTTTCCATCTTATTTACCTGCCATTACCGTTGGTTTTTTAACGGGCTTGGGCGCTGGCTTTACTACTGCCTTTACCTCTTTCACTTCAACAGCA